ATCCTCCCTGTTTATTTCTAGTACAGATGCAACAACATCAACAGCCCCACTGGCTGCTTGTACTTTTAATACTTCACTTTCCTCCATAATTAGAGGTTCTGATATAACTTGTTTGTTTTCATTGGCAGCTAAAGTTATTAAATTATCTATTACAAAAACTGTGCTTGAAGCATTTAATAATGTTACTTTAGCTGTAGCTGATGCATTATTATCTTCTGCTATTAAAATAGATTTAACAATAGCTCTTGAGTTTGAGGGTACAGTATACAAAACTGTATCAGCTGTGCTAGTTAAACTTTTTTTTTCGTTCTTATATATATTTGCCATTAACCTAATCCTAACCAAGTAAATCGTTCTTGCTCTTCTTTTTGTTGTGTTAAAAATGTAGAGTTCAATTGTTCTACTACTGTAGCAATAGCTCTGTTAATTTGTCTTTGATTATCTTCTGTATATTCTTTTTTAGGTTCTGGTAATCTTACTACTATTTTAGTCATTATCTTCTTCCATCTGGTTGTAGATCAGCTTGGAATGTACCAAATCTCCAAGATTCACCTGATCCTGTGTTTTCTATTTTTACGTTAGCGTATCTTCCTCTGGCTCTTGTATCTACTTTAGTTGTTGATGAGGTAATTGTAAAGGGACTTAAAGTACTAGCTGTAGCCGTTTCTGCAGGATAATCTGAAACAGATACTGTTACTTGATTATTCCCAGTTAACACTTTAAAGTTAGGGAAGAATCTTCTCATAGCCAAAAAGTATTCACCAATACCTTGATCTGTCTGTAAAGCAAAATTGTATGATTGTATAAACGAAAGTAAAGCTGTTGTACTACCATTAGGATTTATTTGATCTGTACCTATCTCATGTTCAAATAAAACACTTTGACCTAGTCCTGTTTCTCCTACAATTGCAGGGAATGTTCCAGTAGCCGAACTATCGTATGCAGTCGCATAAGGTTTAGGATAGACTAATGAATCAATCCAAGCTGTTCTTTTAAAATTCGTATTTGTATTTGTATACCAATTACCCATTTCACCTGGAGGAGCTTTTGCTCCATAGTTGAAAACAACAGATCTGTCATTATAGGTAGAGCTTGTTGTTGGGTACCACCAAATAACTTCTGTAAATAAGTTATTAATACCTGCACAAACTTGTTGTCCTTTTGTTGTGTTAACATCATCATAAACATAATCTTCTACAGAACATGGTAAAGAATTAACTGTACCATCAAATGCAAAAAAACCATTATTAGACATCCAGTATGCAACTCCATCTATCTCAACAGCTGCGTTCTGTCCAATCAAACCACAGTTTGTACCTACTTGTTCAAATCCAAATGTAAAAGGCGCACCTACAAACTTCATTGTGTATAAAGCATTGTCCGTCCATACTAGAATATTTTCTTTTGCTACCAATGCACCAATAATCCGCGTTCCGTCTTGAAGTCTTTGTGAGCCAGCTGTATTGGTTGCTTCAATAGTATACTCATTAATACTTTCATCCGCAGAGAATCTTATAAACATATCATCTTGTGTTGTTGTATCACCAATAGTTATCTCAGTTCCAAAATGAATTAAGTGTCTTGTTGTTGGAGAAATTAAAGTTAATCTTGTTGCAGTAGGAGCGTTTGTTGTTTCATATCCAGAAGTTGATGTTGATGCTCTATTATCTGTAGGACTAGCGACACCAGCATCCCAAGTAAAAGTTTTACCATTTAATATTGTAGCAACTAAAACTTCACCAAAAGAATTTAAAGACCAAAGACCAGGTTCAAGCGTAACTGTAGAAGCTAGAACGGCACTACCAAATCCTGTGTAATCAGTTGCATTTTGAACTGTTGCATTTGTTGAGTGAGCTTGACCATTTGATGTACCAGGAGTTGCTGTTCCGTTTGTACCTCTAGTAATACCTAAAAATTGTGTAGAATTTTTTGATGTATATGTAATTAATTCGTTTGCTATTGCAATAGTTCCTGCGGCTGGAAAATCAGTAGTTGAATCTACGGTAACAGCAGTTCCCGCCCCACCTGTACCAGCAGTATCTGCGTTCAACGATCCATCTAATTCTGTTTGTACAACACCAGTAATTGTTCCGCCGTAGTTTCCAATACCAAAACCATAACCATATGATTGTGCTGATGGTCCAATTGGTTCATAAGGTTTTAAAGTTATACTACCGCCAGCTGATACTGTACCGGTTGCAGCTGATCCCATTGTAATTGTAAAAGTTGTAGGACTTGGAGTTGTAATAACCTGAAATTTTTTATCTTCAAAATCTGTTGAAGCTGTGTATCCTGTACCACTTGGTAAAGTTACAGCATCAAATAAAACTATATCACCCACATTCATTCCATGTGCAGCAGAAGTTGTAATGGTAACAGTTGTTGTTGAATTAGTTGATAATTGTGCACCAGTGATACTTGTCTTTAAAGGAGTAATATCAAACAATTGGCCTTCAAAATAAACTAATAAAAATTTATCTGTGCCTAATGCAACATATCTATTTCCATCTAGATCTACGAATGCAAATTCTTTTCTTACTACACCAACAATTGTATCTGTAAGCAGTGATTGCCAACCACCTACTTTTTCTGGTAGTCCATATCTAAATCGCGCTAAATCAGAATCAGTCCAACGACCAACGGCACCAACAGAAGTATCCTGTCGATCTATTCCTGGTGCAAATTTAATTTGTTGAAGAGCCATCTGTTAGCTCCTATGCTGTGTTTGTTTTATAAGCCCAACCCCTTGTCGCATCTACATAAACAAGTGTAAAAGATTGACCTGCCGTACTTATGGTTAGGTTAGAAGTTCCTGTATTAATAGGTTTACCATTTCTATCAATTATCAAATTGTTCGAAGCAAATGTTCCTCTTGCATCTAAAAATGAAATCTCATCACCTGTAGCTGGTGAAGCGGGTAATGTAACTGTTATTGGGTTCGTTGTTGTATTTGCTAAAATTTGATCACCTGCCACAGCTGTGTAAGTTGTTATTGATGATGAATCAATTGTGTAATATCCTTTTTGTATAATTGTTGTAGTTGTATTTGTTCCATCTGATACACATAAAAGAGTTGCTGCGTTAGGAACAGGTACTGCTGTACCACTAGCTGTTGTTACACTTAACGTATATTTAGATGCACCTCTATTTGTTTCATCACTAATTACCCAGACTCTTTCAGAACCCGAAGGCATTGTTAGAGTTGTATTAGTAGATAAATTTCCTGATAATTTTAAATAAAAGTTTTTACCGTTTGAAGATGCACCATCGGATAAAAGTAAAGTTACGCTACCACTAGCCATACTTAAGTCTAAATATCCACTAACACCTTGTTCTAATATTTGTAAATTTGTATTTGTAATAGTTCCCCAAAGACCAGCTTTTTCTCCAGTTGCTACTAATTCTAATTTTAAATCTGATGAATATGTTGATGCCATAATTTTAACTTGGATCTATTGGTGTCCAAACCATATTTGCTCCTGGTATAATTTCATTCCACGTAATTATACCTACGTCGTTAGTACTTAATGTCAAACCACTTCCTGTAGGATTTACTAAAGCAGTTCCTGTTATACTAACATTTCCAGTTGCTAACGTCAATTCGTTCTTTGTAGCTGTAACATTAGCATCGGCCGTGACTGTAAATGAGCCTATACCTAAAGATGTAGCGTTTCCTGTAACGCTGAAATTAGCATTACCAGAAATACTTAAAGTTCCAAGACCTAATGTTACTTGATTTGGATCTGGATCTTGAACAACAGAATCAGCAATAATACCTATACTACCGATTGTAATAGTAAGTCCATTACCAACTACGGATACTTGTACATCACTATCGGGTCCTGATGTAGCGAATGGTAATGCTGATATTGCGTCAAATCCTAAACTCATAAATAATCCTTAAAAGGAGACAGTGAGGTATGTGGTGGATTCACTGTCCCCATTTAAAGACTATATTACTTTTTGAACCAACTTGGAAGTCCTAAATGCGGTCTTCTATCATTTACATTTTTATCCGCATCTTTAGATTTTTGATCATTATAGTGTAGAAATACTTGGGCACAGTTATCACCTTGAAACTCTTCTCTCCAATGTTCTAACTCCATGCCTTTATAAACAAGCATATCACCAGGTTTTAAATTAACTAAAATACCTTTATTATCGCTAGATACAGTTATCTTTTTACCATCAGGTATACCTACATTTTTCTTTGGCTCTAAATGTATTGGCCAAGGATCACCACCAAGATTAAGTGTGGTTGATATCTCACAACTAAATCTATCTTTATGTCTATGTAAAACATCACCAGGTTTATATATTCTTGCATAAGAATATGTTGGGTTTAATTTAAGTCCTGTTTTCTTTTCCATAATAGGTAAAATTCTCATTAATAAAGTTTCCATAGCTATATCTGAATAATGCGAATATGTGCCTGGAACTTGTGGATCTTCCCATGTACCCCATTCTTCTGTAAATTTTGATATATATCTTTCGTCAAATAAAGTTCTAGCT